CGTGAACAGATTGCTGGTCAATTCGTTTACCTCAATTTGAAAGCTTCCCCCGGTTTACCATTTGCCGAGCTGGCCACGACCAAAGGTGCGTTGATTGAAAACTACGCGCCCCTAGTCATTGACACCGTCGAGAGAAGATTGAAGGTGTTGTTTCACAACGACTCCTCTCTTCTTACTCCGGTCGAGTTGGTTCAGCGAGATCATATGGACCCGTCTAGACTTTTCGTTAAAGATGAACCACACCCCATTGAGAAACTCAAAGAGGAGAGATATCGCTTGATTACCAGTGCGTCTATTGTTGATGAGATCATTTATGGTCTTGTTTTCCGACGCCAGAATCAGCTAGAGATCGACCTTCACAATGAGATACCCTCAAAGGCCGGCATGGGTCTTAGCACGGATTCTCAAGTAGAGGATGTATGGAAATACATCGAGCCTTGGATTACCGATGCCAAATCAACCGATGTGTCTGGGTGGGATTGGAACCTCAAGCAGTGGAATTTTGAGTTATGCCTCGAATCCCATTTCGCCACTGGCAATTATGGTGAGTGCTACAAGCGTCTTGCGCGTAACCTCATTTCCTGCTTGTGCGCCAGTGTTTATGCTACCACCGATGGAGAGATGTATACCGTCAACATCCTTGGTATTATGAACAGTGGTCTTCCGATTACCGCGTCTTGGAATAGTAAAATTCGGGCTCAGGTTGCTTGGTTAGCTGGCTCCACGAACGTCGCCACTATGGGCGATGATTGTGTTGAAGATGGCGAAGCCAATGCCTTGGAGTCGAATTATAAGCGTATGGGTCTTAGAGTTAAAGGCGTTTCGTCCAATGATGGTGCATCCTTTAGCTTTTGCTCGCACACATTCCGAGATGGCAAGGCAGTCCCTGAAAACCCTTATAAGGCTTTCGTGAACCTCTTGCATCACAAAGATGCTGTGAATTTCCCAATGTACGTTAACCAATTCGCGGTCGAGAATAGGGCTCTGCCTGAACTCCCCGAGTTGATTTCCGTTTTCTGGGATTCAATCGGTGCTTGAGCAACAGCACCAAAGATTCACTTAAATATGCCAAGAAGGTCAAGTAACAAAGTTAACAAATCAAATCAAAAGGTTTCTCCTGGGAAGAAAACACCCAATACCCCAAGGACAAAACCAACCCAACAAATCGTCACTCGCAATCCCCGTGCGCGACTCGAACATTTGCTACACCCAATTTGCGGTCTCAATGATCCATTTTGTGAGCATGCTGATGGCGCGAAGTACGTCGACATGGGCTCAACGCGAACTCTCCCCTACACGTTTAGGGGTATCACCAATTTGACAACGTTGGCAACCGGCAATGGCTCGGCTGCTTTCTTACCCAATTGGTTGAATGTGCCAATAACCGTCGCAAACACGGATGTCGGTGCTGGTGTGTTCTCACATAACGCTTTAACAGCGGCGGGCCTCCTCACCGGGGTCGACGCAGTGAGAATCACTAGCGCTGGAGTCATCTTGCGCGTTATTAGTGCCCCCTTAACAACATCTGGT